TCGGACCGGCGCGCGGCTCTGCTGCGGCATCGCTGGTGTGCTATCTCCTGCGCATCACCGAGATCGACCCGATGCTGTATCCGCAGATGATGTTCGAGCGCTTCATCGACCCCAACCGCCACGACCTCCCGGACGTTGACCTCGACTTCGATGACGAGCGTCGTGACTATGTTCGCCAGCACATGATCAAGCGGTATGGCGCAGACCGCGTTGGCAACATCGGAACGTACACGAAGTACAAGGGCAAGAACTCCATTGACGACGTGGCCCGCGTGTACGAGATTCCTCGGTTCGAGGCCGAGCGCGTCAAGGAGGTCATCGTCGAGCGGTCGGGCGGCGACTCCCGATTCGACGCCACGCTGGCCGACACTGTTGAGGCTTTCCCGCAGGCAAAGGAGGTGTTCGAGAAGTACCCCGACCTGAACCGTGCAGTTCAGCTGGAGGGGAACATCAAGGGATTCGGAGTCCATGCTGCAGGAGTGGTCGTCGGGGCGAAGCCGCTCCACGAATACGTGGCCACGTACGCCAAGAGCAATGTCGGCGCGGAGAAGAAGACGCTGGCAGTACTCTCTGTCGACAAGTACGACGGAGAGTACCTTGGCCTCCTGAAGCTGGATGCCCTTGGGCTCACGACGATGGGTATGATCCGAATCGCACTCGATCTGATCGGCATGTCCCTGGAGGACTTGTATGCGATTAGCATGGAGGACGAAAAGACGCTCGACGCGTTCCGACGGGCTGATGTGGTGGGCATCTTCCAATTTGAGGGTCGCACGACTCGTATGGTCTGCCAGGAAGTGGCCCCCACAACGTTCCTGGAGCTCTGCGATATCAACGCGCTCTCTCGCCCTGGGCCGCTTCACTCTGGTTCTACGGGTGACTACATCGCCGTCAAGCACGGACGGCAAAAGGTGGAGCATCTCCATCCACTGGTAGACGAGCTCACGCACTACAGCCAATACCAGATCATTTATCAGGAGCAGATCCTCGCGCTGTGCCGGAACGTCGGCAAGTTCCCGTGGGTCCATGCGGCTGAGATCCGAAAGGTGATCTCGCAGAAGAAGGGCGAGGCTGCATTCAACCGGCTGTACGGACAGTTCCTGGAGGGCTCGCGCTCGCAGGGCATCGACGACGCGCTGGCCGACAAGATCTGGAAGAAGCTGGTCACTGCCGGCACTTACGCATTCAACATGGCGCACTGCGTGTCGTACAGCATGCTGGCCTTCTGGTGCCAGTGGCTCAAGCAGCACCACCCGCTCGCCTTCTACGCGGCTCAGCTGCGGAAGACCAAGCCGGACCCCAAGAAGAAGAACGACATTGCGCTGATGCGTGATGCGGGCGACGAGCGGTTTGGCAGGTCGTACAAGATCTTCCCGCCAGACCTCAACACGTCTAGCGACACATGGGAGATCCACCCGAGCAACGAAGGGGTGCAGGCAGGCTTCACGCAGATCAGCAGCATCGGCGAGAGCTATGCCCGTGGCATCCTGGAGACGCGTGACGACCTGGGCGGGTTCGACAGCTGGGACGACCTGATCAAGGTGCGCGGCATCGGTCCAGCCAAGATGCAGAAGATCAAGGAGTTCTGCGCGAAGGACGACCCGTTCGAGCTCGACAAGCTCAAGGACGGTGCAGAACTGATCACGACCGCCATCAAGCGCGGACAGCTCGGGGCCATGCCCCTGCCCGATACGCTGGCTGACGACGTCCCATACGACGCCAAGAAATCACGACACGTTATACTTGGCACAGTCCGAGCCCGAAACCTGCAAGACATGTACGAAAACCACAGGTCTCGAACAGGTGACGAGCTGGACCCGGCAACGGTCAAGGATCCGCACCTCAAGGACAGCCTGACGCTGTACATGGAGGACGAGTCCGGATTGATGACGGTCAAGGTGAACCGGTGGCTGTATCCGAAGCTGAAGGATGCGCTCTGGGACATCAAGCTGGGCCACGACTTCGTGCTCATGCGGGTCGAGAAGAAGCCGTTCTACGGTAAGACAGTCCATTGCACGCACATGTGGGTCATCGACCCTGACGACTGAGAGGAGGCCGACGTGGAAGACGACATGAAGCTCGGCCAGAGGATCCTGTGGACCGTCGTGAACAACACGGTCCCGGCCATCGTTCTGATTGCCGTCTTCCACATCGGCCGACTCGTGTTCGATTCGCCCGTTGTCTACAACTGGAAGTAAGATGTCCGACACCATGCGACGCATCAAGTCGTATCGAGAAGGCACAAGGATCCGCAAGGCCGGGATCGAGTTCCAGTACAAGCAGCTGCGCTATCTGGTGCAGCCCAACAAGCATCCGATGCGCCTCAAGAGGAAGTTGATCGCGAAATGAGCCAGATCGCCACCGTCGAACTGATCTACGTGGCCCACAGCGGGCGGCACTACCGGGCGCAGCACAAGCAGGTGCACGTCGGCTGGGAGCTGGACGACCTCAAGAGCAAGGCGAAGTCGGACCTGTCGCTGCGGGACTACGCCATCGAGTTCACCAACGTGAACGGCCACACGCAGTTCATCATGCCCTCGGACCTGGAGACGATCATCGTCAACGTCGTCGCCGTGACCGAGGAGCGCTGGGAGGAGCCGGACTACGAGGCGCTCCAGCAGAAGTGGAACCAGAGCGTCAAGCCGTACGGCGAGACCGCGTCCGAGCAGACGCAGGAGACGCCTGCCCCGCCGAACCCCGAGCGCGTCCGGGCCACGGCCACCGCGCTGATGGCCGTCAAGCCGAAGGTGCAGGAGGCCAAGGCGGCTCCGACCGATCTGCCCGGCAACGAGGACACGCAGTCCATCAAGATCACGTGGCCGCAGGCACCCCGCCCGCAGCAGCGCGTCTCGATCAACTGGCCGAAGCAGAACGGCAAGAGCGGGCTCCTGCCCGAGGACGAGACGCAGCCCATCCCCAAGGTTGGCATGTCCGAGGCCGACGCGACGGCCGTCATCGAGCGGATCGCTGCGGGCGGATCGGTCACGCCGGGCTCGTAGGACTGGCTACGCTCCCAGGAGGCGGCCGAACCCCGGTCCGCCGATAGAAGGTACCGACGCCGTGCCCGCGTCCGCTTACGTGGGAGCCTACGGCGTCCGACAGAGAGAAGCGCATGAGCGAGACACCACGACTGGACAGCAACCACATCGCGATGATGGCGGCCGTACGAGCCGAGCGACAGAAGCAGCTGGAGAAGTGGGGCGTCCAGCGACACCCGCACGGCACCGGTGACGCCGGATTCAAGATCCTCGCCGACCAGTGGAAGGCCATCTGCGACGCCAACCACGAGCGAGGACAGGACGACTGGCTGACGATCGCAGCCGAGGAGTTCATGGAGGCCGCGTCCGAGACGGACCTCCGCAAGCTGTTCGACGAGGTCGTGCAGAACGCCGCTGTGTTCGTGGCGTGGGGCGAGGCCATCATCGACGAGATCCGCAAGGAGAACAACAAGTGAGCATCGGCAACAACATCCCGCGCTGGCTCGACGACCACCGCATGGAGCAGCCGTTCGCGCCGTTCGGGTCGAGCGCGCACTTCGTGCACGAGCCGGACGACCACGGCAACATCACGCTGGCCGACGTCGCGTTCAACAAGCACTCGGTCAACGACGGCGAGCACGTCTCGCCGACGGACAACGGCGACATCTACACAGGCACCGCCGGTCTGCAGGTCAAGCTCGTCCAGGGTGTCGACCAGGAGCTGTTCAAGGCGGTCCTGTCGTCCGCGACGCGGGCTACGGTCGGTCTCGCCCCGGACGGCGGAGACGACGACCGGGACTGGGAGGAGATGATGCGGGGCGGCCTCCAGTCCGCGCTGGAGACGCAGTCGATCGTCTTCCAGGTGTTCAACGCAAGCCGGGCTCTGACCCACCAGCTCGTCCGATCGCGCAACGCGGCCTTCCACCAGCAGAGCCAGCGAGCGACGTGGTACGGCGACCGGCCGGACGTTCGCATGCCGCTGTCCGTCTGGAAGGACCCCGTCGCCCGTGCGGCCTTCCAGAGGGCGGCTGAGGCCGCGTGGGACGCGTACCAGATCGCCTGCGACCGGGACATCTCGTACCAGGACGCTCGCTTCATCCTGCCCGAGGGCACGGTGAACTTCATCCAGTGCACCTACACCGTGCGCGAGTTCATCAACGTGTTCGCGTACCGGGGCTGCTCCATGTTCATGTGGGAGATGGTCGACGTCATGCGCAAGATGCGCGCGGCCATCCTGGAGCAGAGCCCGTGGCTGGAGCCGTACATCAAGATCTCGTGCGAGAAGACCGGGTCCGAGTGCAAGAACTGCGCTGGCACCGGCGGCATCGAAGAGCGCTGCGAGATCTGCAAGGGCCAGGGCAGGGTTGGTGCCAAGTGCACCTTCCAGGGATGGGAGTCGCCGGAGGGCCAGTGCGACAAGCCCTGGGCCAAGGACGAGCAGCGCTCGTTCAAGCCGCTGTTCCACACCATCGGTCGTCGACCCGGTCTGAAGTAGATGCGCGAGCGCATGATCTGCCCGGCGTGCTGGAGGTTCCGGTGGAGCCCCATCCACTGGTTCGTCCGGCTCGCCGGGCTGTGCGACGGAAGGAACATATACTGGTGAAGGCCAGTCCACACCGCGAGGAATGCGCGCACCTGCCGGACCCTGAGCTTCTCCGGGTCGGCGGGCTGTACTGGTGCGAATCTTGCCAGGCGTATTTCCATATTCATGCATTCGAGGGATACTTCGGCGCGTACGACCGCACATGGCGGTTCGCAACCAAGCCCAGGATGTTCTGGTGTTGGATCACCGGACGAGTCACCTGGCGTGATATCTGGAGGCAGTAATGCAGTTCGACTACGACTGGGAGCCCGGCGAGAACGACAGTCCGGCTCGTCGCTGGGTCCGCCGAGTCGCGTTCGTCCTCGGCATCGTGCTGTTCGCGTGGATCGTGGCCCTGGTCAGCGGAGGCGACGCGCACGGCGAGGGCAACGGCCAGGTGCCGCAGACGTCCTCGACCTATCGGGCGAAGGACCCGCTCAAACCGATGGAGTGGGACTCGGACCGGCAGTACATCACAGCCGGGATCATCGACCTGGGATGGCGACACTCCATCAACACCAAGCGCAAGGACCTGTGCGCCCTGATGAAGACGGGCTACAGGGAGAAGGCCGTGCGCTCCATCATCGAGGGCGAGGACGCGTACCAGCGCAGCTTCGAGCTCGACAAGATCGGAACCGGCGTCGACTGGTACTTCGGCGCGGAAATCCTGGAGGTCAAGTGCATGCGTATGCTCTGATGCTCGCTGCCGAGGACAGCAGCACCGGCATCTCGGGGAAGGGCATCGCCGTCATCGTGATCGTCGCCCTGGTCCTGTTGTGGGCCGGTTCGTCCGGCGCGGGACGTGGCCGATGAAGCGATTCGGTTATGAGGAGCCGACCAAGAAGGGTCCGGCGTTCCACGCGGGCCACGGCGGCTCGTGCTCGCACTATGAGTGCATCGACGAGCGCTTCGAGGAGGGAGACCTGATTCGTGCAGACGGAGAAGGCGGCTGGGAGTGCGCCGAGCACAAGGACAACGAGGACGCCCGTGCCCAACGCGGGTAAGTGCCGCACCGTTCTGTGCTCTCGCCTCGCACAGCGTAGCGGGCTTGTAGAGGGCTACTGCTGCGTCATCTGCCAAGCGAAGGCTGAGCGCGGGTTCTTCGCTGGCAAGAACCACGCAGCCATCTGCGACATGATCGAGGAAGCCGGCAGAGCCGAGCTGGAGATCCAGGACAACATCATCCTTGGATACGACTGATGGCGAAGAGGGGTCTGGCCAAGAACAGGCGCAAGCTCGTGGCCCGGTACGGACTCGTATGCCAAGGATGCAAGCAGGAGTTCGACAACAGCGAACTCACCATCGACCATATCCGCCCCAAGTCAAAGGGTGGACATCCGAGAGCGCTGTTCAATCTGCAGCTTATGTGCTGGCCTTGCAACAATGCTAAGGCAGACAGCTGGGATGGCGTGTCCGGAGTCGGCATCAACGATTGCAATTGAAAGGCTGGTTGCGATGCAGTGGAGGAACGACCGAGAGAAGGCTCTCGGGGTCGGTCTCGGATTCGTGCTCACCGGCTCGGGCCGGAACGCGCGAGTCGTCAATCTCGTGTTCGACGAGAAGGACGCCGACCACAACAGCCCGCGACAGGGCCACGTTCGTCCGGCTTCCATGGCGGAGGTTCGGATGTGGCAGGTCCTCAGCGGCAACGCGGCGCTGTGAAGGCTGTGTCGGACGCGACGAACGCCCCGGTCGTCATCTGGGACGGCGGGGTATGGGACTTCGAAGAGGGCATCGACTTCGAGGCTGGCGAATGGCCGACGCTGGCCTGCGAGCTCAAGGCGATTGCGCAGATGCTCGGTGGGCACGGCTCGGCTGTGGAGATCATCCACCGCGACAAGGCGTGCGAGATCAAGGAGCGCATCTTCAGGTGGCACTACGTCGCCCGACCTGGCTGGAGAGGAGCTCTCTGAGTCGACTGGTCCTGGGCAACGACACAGCCCTCCGCCGGTTCGTCCAACGGCATCCAGAGGCTCCGGGCGGAGGATGACGAGGACATCCAGCCGTTTCATTCCATCACCGCTGTCGACCCCGGCGGCTCAACGGGAATCTGCACCGTGTGGTATTGGGCCGAGGGCCTGGCTCAGCGCAACGTCCCGCTTCAACACTGCCTCATGGCATGGCAGGCCGAATGCCTTCACGGAACCGAGAACGAGCAGACGCTCACGATCCTCAAGTGGTTCGCCAATCGCTCGTTCGGGCAGGGCATGTCCGACATGGTGATCGAGGACTTCATCCTTCGGTCCTCCATCAAGGGGCGCGAGCTCCTGTCACCGGTGCGCATCGGGCACAAGATCGACTATCAGCTCTGGCGTGGCCTGAAGGTGGCCAGCGGAGAGCGGTGCCAGTTCGAGCCGTACTGGCAATCTCCTGGAGACGCCAAGTCGGTGATGACCGACGAGCGACTCAAGCTCATGGCGATGTACACGCCCGGTCCGGACCATGCAAGAGACGCGACGAGGCACGCGATCATGTGGCTCCGCAAGCACAGGGTCGACCTGCTCAAGGCCGCTTGAGCGATCGGAGGCCGGTCACCTGGCGATTTTGCGATCGGCCTCCGACAGGGTAGAATGACCAGAATCAGCAACGCCCCAACCGAGAATGCAGACAGGAAGTAATCCGAAATGGACCAGAGCATTTACGAGGGTGCTGTTGAGATCATGCAGGAGGCTGGGATCCAGCCCCGCAAGTCTCAGCTCACTCTGCTGGAGTTTCTCAGCGACTCCGGCGCTCGTTTCGTCCAGGCTCCGACCGGCGTGGGCAAGTCGTTCGCCGTCATCGGCCACGCCGCTGCCAGCGCGGAGCTCACCGGCGACCACTCGATCATCATCGCGGCGGACAACACGCTGCTCGATCAGTACGCCATGAAGGACCTGCCCGCCATGGCCAAGTCCGGCCGGTTCACCTACGCAGTCGTCAAGGGTCGCCGCCACTACGCGTGCGCATCCGCCAACAACGAAGACAACGAGGAGTACCAGGCCATGCTGGACCGCGCATTCAGCGTGGACAGGATGCGTGGCCCGGAGGAGGCGAAGGTTCGGGGCGAGATCAACCCCTGCAACGGCGGTGGGCGCTGCGTGTCCTGTGCCGGCATCGGCGTGTGCGAGCGCGAGGACTGCGAGCACGACGGCGGTGTCTGCTGGAGCAAGCGCGCTCGAAAGCTGGCCCACGAGGCTGACATCGTGCTGACCAACACGAGCATGTGGCTGGTGAACGCGAACCTGTACGACCAGACCGACGGTCTCATCCAGCTGATCCCGTTCGGACAGCCGTACGTCGATGAAGCCCAGCAGCTGCCGCAGACGGTGCGCGATTCGCTCGGGTGGGAACTTACCCCCAAGTCGGGTGGATCTCTGGGCAGGGACCTGTCCGAGGGCCTTCAGGAGGCCGTCAAGGACGTCATCGCCAAGTACATCGAGGGCGAGGAGGCCGAGGGCCGGTCGGCGGACGCCAAGAGCCCGGCCAAGCGCTTCAAGGACCGCGCGCTGTCCGACCAGGAGCGGCTGGAGCTCTCCGCAGTGCTTCGGAGCCTGCGCGAGGCCATGAAGGAGACGACGCTCAAGGAGGACGACATCGACCCGGACGATGTCGAGACTCCGATGCAGTTCCTGGAGCGCCGGATCGCCTGCCTGGAGAAGAAGCAGCAGGAGGAGTGGGACGACGGCGTGGCGCTGACGTGGATCGACCCGAGCGGCATCCACTGGGACGTGCTCAACGCGGGTCCGGCCGTCCGCAATGCATGCCGGCACTGGCAGCCTCGGATGGTCTCCGCAACGGTGCCGGGCTCGCTGCCGCGTCGGACCGGCTTCCCCAAGTCCAAGCCCGACTTCATCCCGCAGATGTTCGACTGGCGTGGTGCGTGCGAGGGCGTCGTCGTCGACGAGAGCATGGACCCCGGCGACTGGCAGAACAAGGGCTGGTTCGACCAGCGCTGGCAGACGCTGGCGGATCACATCGACCAGACCGACGGCGGTGTCCTGATCCTGGCCACGTCCAACGTCGACGCAGACCGGCTGTACAACATGGCGGCCAAGCGGTACCAGGGGCAGCGTCTCGTGCTGGCTCAGGAGCCCGGTAACACGGCTGCCAACCCCGGTCTGGTCAAGGCGTTCCGAGAGGACGGCAACGCCATCCTGGTGGGCGTGGAGAGCTTCTGGAAGGGCGTGGACGTCCAGGGTCCGGCGCTCTCGCTGGTGGCCATCTGGAAGCTGCCCTACTCGGTGCCGACGCTCCTGCACAACGCGATCGGCGGAAAGACGCGGGACATGCAGTTCTCGTACAGCAACGAGTGCATGCACACCAGGCTCGTCCAGGGCATCGGACGGCTGCTGCGGTCGGAGAAGGACACCGGGAAGGTCGTCGTGTGCGACGGCCGGATGCGCCGGGTTATGCGGCGCGGGGCTCTGCCCCAGATGTCCAGGCACCTGCCGCTGGTCTTCAAGAACGACTGAGGCCGTAGGCTCCCGCGTAACGAGCGATCTCGGACCGGACGGACGTGGGTACCGACCCCGACCCGATCGGCCGTTACGTGGGAGCTGAGACCGTCTGCCAGCCTCGAAACGCCGAAGAGCCCCGCCTCCCGGAAGGGAAGCGGGGCTCTTTTGTTGGTTTTTACAGCTCGTAGGTCTCGCTGTGGTCCAGGAGCCCGGCGAACTTGCCGAACCGGTCGCCAATGCGGATCTTCTTGCGGTCCGTGATGGCGACGTTGCCCTTGGCCCAGGAGCCGAACAGCATCCGGATCTGGGGCACCCATGTGTTGGTGTCGATCATCACGTAGTCCTCCAGGCGAGCCTCCAGCCAGCCGACCGTGGCCGCCAGACGAGAGAGGACCCTGTGGGCGTCCTTCGTGCCGGCAACCTCGACCGTCCTCCAGCCCTTGTCGGTGCGGACCGCGAGGCGCAGGCTCTTCGGCTTGCCACCGAAGGAGCGGTTGTACATGTCGCACTCCTCCTGGGTCGGCCGGAACTCGGTGTCGTTGTACCGAGTGAAGTCCTCCGGGCCGACCGGGAGGCGGAGGCGCATGGCGTCCACGAACGCGGTGCGGTCGATCGGGTGGAACCAGCCGTCGGTGTCGCCGATGCCCCGGCTTACGTAGCCGGAGTAGGCAGCGGACTCGAACTCGGCGGCGGTGGCGATGGCGTTCATGGTGGCCTCCTTGGGGCTCGTACTTCCTGACAAGAAGAACTCTACCCCACTGCAGTGCAGTTGGAAACCCTCCTACCAAAGAATGTGGAAGAAGTACCACGTAGCGAATCCCACCCACGTGACGCCGAAGGCCCATCGGCCAACCGGCGTCCGGGTCCCGAACCATCGGCGGGTCGTCTCGGAGAGGGTGTCGTCCTGCTTTTTGTTGACCAGTGCCACCACCTCGTAGGCGAGCCCTGCAGACAGGATAGCTCCCCACGCGATGTCAGATGTCGACATGCTCCTCCTTAACGAACGCCGCGTCGTACACGGCTCCGCCGCCCTTGTAGAATCGCGACATCGTGCCACGGCTCCACTTGTTGATCCACTGGTAGTCGCGCGACCACTTGTTGGCCTCGCGGAATCCGTTGTCCGCCATGAACTCGACCGTGGCATCGTAGCCCACGGCGATCGTCGGGTCGTCACGCGTACAGCACTCGGTGATGATGAGATCGAACTTGGTGAGGTCGGCGGCTCCGAGCACGTCGAGCTCCAAGCCCTGTGCGTCGATCACGGCCACGTTGGCGTCGCCCTGGATGGAGTCCAGCCGAACCACGGACACCTGGATGAGCCGGTCCAGTCGGTCGCCTCGCTGCGGCTCGTGCAGAGTTGACAGGTTCGTCTTCTGCATGATGTTGAGCGTGGCGGTAGTCGGGGCAGAGCCGCACGCGGCCTCGACGATGTCGATGCTCGTGTCCAGCTCGTACCTGTCGCGCAGGAGCTCGGCCAGTTCCGGAATCGGCTCGACCAGGGTGATGCGCTCTGCTCCGGCCTCCTTGTAGAACTGGACCTCCTCGCCCCGGTGTGCACCCACATGGATGATGTGCGTCGGCGTGATGTCGAGGTTGGTGATCAGGGACGGGAAGTCCACGAACACGCTGCCCATCAGCTGCTCCTCGTTGCAGGGTGGCGCTCGTAGTCCACCGGGAAATCGATGTCGTCGGTCTCGTCGTTGATTTCGATGAAGTGGCTCGGCAGCACCTTGTGGCGCTGGAGAGGCGTTCGCTGCCAGGACCGCAGGAGCATCCAGCCGGGCGGACGAGTGATCTTCCCCTCGGCCCGCAGCTTGTGCACATTGCGGAGGTACGTGTCCATCTGGATGTTGTGCTCGCCATACCAGCTGGCTGCAAATAGCTCGCCATATGGCGTGCCAGTGATCTTGCTGGGACCGAACCGGCCGAATGCCATGTACTGTCGCTTGGCATAGTACATGATGCGCTCGATGGCCTGGTCGCTGAAGAACACGTCGCCCAGTAGCAGGACGGTCCGGCCTTCCGGATCCCACAGATGTCGACTGGCCTCGAATTCGCTCTGCTTGTACTCGTGGATGATGTGCCGAGTCGCCTTGAGACCTACGTATGCCGGGTCGGGAGGAGTGAGGAGGTGCACCTCGTGTCCGTACTGGGCGAGCTGCTCCAGGGTTCGCTCGATGAGCGGCTGTCCACCGTGGCGCGTGAGCGGGGCGAAGTGAGACGGGACGCCGAGATGTCGACCCCACTTGCTCTGACTGCCGCTGGCAGCGACGATGATCATCATCCCAGAACCTCCTCCTTGATCTGCAGCAGCCGGTGCCGCCACATGTGTCGTTCTTCCGTGATCGTGAGCGCTGCCTCGCGCATCCGGTCGACGTCCTCGTTGCTGAGCGCGGAGATCTTGTAGCTGAGCGTGTCGAAGTCGTACCTGTCGAACAGGATCATGTTCTCGTCGGTGTAGCCCTGCTCAGCGAGCCCCGGCGTGTTGGGATAGGCCAGGACTCCGCCCCGACCCATGGTTGTGGGGACGCGGTCCGACCAGTAGTAGTCGGCCGGTGCGGAGTCGCCGAACGCGACCCTGGCCACGGCGTACAGCTGGCTCAGGTCTCCGTTGTAGATCTTGTTGTGCATGCCGTAGTGCTGGAAGCCTGCACCGTACCGACGCTTGGCCCATCGTAGGAGTTGTGCTCGGTGGTCGCCGTGGATGCCGCGCGAGTTGCTTCCCACGAACACATATCGCTTCTTGAATCTGCAACGTGGCGGTAGGGCGGCCAGGCCGAAGTGCTCGTCGCCCATACCGGGCGGCATCCAGAAGTGGTTTACTCCCCGTTCGGCGAACTCGGCCTGGTGACCTCCGTCCGCCGTGTACACGCGCTGGCACGACCACCATGGGTTCTGCTGGACATTCACGAGCGGCTCTCGCTGCGGAAGGTTCCAGTACAGGTCCATGTGCATGCCGACGGTCGGAACCCCGGCGTCCTCGATCCGCCTCAGCATCGCGTAGGCATCTCCGTGCGGATCGTTGAGGTGCGTCCGCAACCACAGGAAGAGGTCCGCATCCTTTGCAGAACGCAGAACCTCTTCCGGGTCGGCCGCGCGGGCGGCCTCGTGCGTGACGTTCCAGCCGAGCCTCCGGGCGGCCTGCTCGACATCCCGCTTCCAGTGGTTCCCACGGAACTCCTGGGGATAGCCGAGGATGTACAGCTTCAGCTCTGACACGGTTGCTCCGTTCCTTGGGCGGACACGCATCCGCCCTCGGACCTTATGCTACCCGACGAGCCCAGAGCGAGGAGTGTTCATTGAGGACGGTCGCAGTGGCATCCGACAGTCTCTGAGCCCAGAACAGGGACAGATTGCCGGCAGTTCCTCCAGTTACAAGAATCCCTCCGACGCTGGATCCGGTCGTGACGTTGAACGTCAACTCATCGCCAATAGTGATGACGGATCCGCTGTCGTTGTCGATATAAATCATTTCCGAGCCGGAAGGACCGGTGAACTTGAATCGGAATCCGCCAGATCCAGACGGACGCCATACAAGGTTGGCGAGGACGTTGTATGTCGCGTTGGCCTCAACCGCGACGACGAGGTGCGGGTCGACAGTGGTCGTGACCGTGCTGGCTCGCGAGGTGTTCGCAGTCTTGCGGGCGTAACGGTCCGAGCCGAGACCGGCCGTAACGCTGATGCCGCTGGAGAACGTCTTGACACCGGAGATCGACTGGTTGCCCGTCAGTTTGACGGCTGTTGCGTCTCCGGCGTCTACATAGCTCTTTCGCGTGAGCTGGTTCGCAGTGGTCGGATCCGATGCAGGGCCGACAGGGATCGATGAGAAGGTCTTGATGCCGGCAACCGACTGGTCTCCGGTCAGCTTGACCACTGCACCGTCGAGCGCTGCCAGGTCCGCGACGACGTCGTCCACGTTGCCCTGCACGACCGCGATCCCGGAGTCGACGTACAGCTTCCTGGTGAGCTGGTTGTCCGTCGTCGGGTCGCTGGCAGGCCCAACGGGGATGGATGAGAAGGTCTTGATACCGGCGACGCTCTGGTCACCAGTGAGCTTGACCACCTCTCCGTCGAGCGTGGCGATGTCGGTGGCCAGACCAGCGTCAGCGTTGTCGACGTAGGTCTTACGCGTCAGCTGGTTGCCGGTGGTCGGGTCCGATGCCGGGCCAACCGGGATCGACGAGAACGTCTTGACGCCTGCGACCGTCTGCGCTCCGGTCAGCTTGACGTTCGCCCCGTCGAGGGTGTCCACGTAGCTCTTGCGGGTTGCCTGGTTGTCCGTCGTCGGGTCGGATGCCGGCAGCACGGGGATGCTGGAGAATGTCTTGATCCCGGCGACCGTCTGGTCCGTCGTGAGCTTCACAGCCGTCGCGTCGCCCGTGTCGACATACTGCTTGGTGGCCGCCTCAAGAGGCTGGTCGGGGTCGGCAGCGAGGACGAGGTCGCCCGTCATCGTGCCGCCAGTCAGCAGCAGGGCGAGAGACAGGCTGTCGCCAGAACCGGCGGAGTTGCCGCTCAGCCTGGCAGCCTGGATCACGCGGGCGTCCGCAGCGACCGAGAGGTTGGTGCAGCTCTTCTTGGCGACTACATAGCCGAGGAGCGTGGCGTCGGCCAGACTGGGGTTCTTGACGAACGTCTGGTTGCCGATCGCTGCGATGGCAGCATCCAGGCTCGCGTACGTCGTCTGTCCGTACTGGATGACGACCTGCTGCGTAACATCGTTGAGCGGAGTGATGTAGACGCGCTGGATTGTGGACACGCCGGATCCGCCAGGCACGGCCGTGATCGTCCCGGCAACGTCGTACATCGTCGGATCCACGACGGTGACAGGGGCGACAGGGCTTGCCTGGACCTGCGTGACATATCGCATCGAGACCGGGTTCTGAGCAGCCGTCGAGGAGATGTGCGGGTCGGACGTGAGCGTCGCTCCGGCGAAGTGGTTGAAGCCCCGGTTGAAGACGGTGCCAGCAGTCTTGGCAAGCTGCAGATTCGCGCCTGCGGGCTGGAGCAGATTGCCCGTGACGTTGAACGGTCCGAGCGCGTCCATCAGGTCGTACAGCTGGTTGAGCATCTGCGGCGGATAGTTCGGCAGGCTCTGATCCTGGATGATCCCGCCACCAGCAATCAGGACGCCGCCGAGCACGAGATGCGTCCTGCGCTGCGTGTTGGTCGGGCGCGTCGTCTGCTGGACGAGCGTGCCAGTGCTGTCGATCAGGAGCCATGTGATGGGCTCCACCAGATCGGTGATGGTCACGGTGTCGGCTGCGAACGTCACCTTGGTCACGGTCGGAGCGGTCGGCGTCGTGACGTAGTCCACGATTACGCCGTACGTGTCACCGATGTCGACCATCGTGTCATCGCCAGCATTGACGCTGATCTCGCCGCCGAGGATGATGCCTGTCGACAGGCCGAGCTGTGCCAGGAGTTCTGCGTCGATCGTGTTGTCGACATACTGCTTCGGAGCAGCGACGAGGTCCGAGCCGGGGTCGCCATCCAGGACCAGCTGACCGGTCATCGTGTCGCCGGTGATGGAGACGCTCTCTGCAGCAGCCGTGGCCTCCGCAGCCGCCTGTGCGGCGTCGGCCTGCTGGTCCACATACTGCTGGGTCGCTGCGTGCAGAGGATCGGTCGGGTCCGCGTTGAGCGTCAGGAAGCCCGTCATCGTGTCGCCAGCGACCGCGACACGAGCGTCGTCACCCGCGTCCACGTACGCCTTGCGAGCCGCCTCGTTGGCTGCGACGGGGTCGGTTCCGGGGAGCACCGGTATCGACGAGAACGTCTTCACACCAGCGATGGTCTGGTCGCCTGTGAGCTTGACGACTTCGCCGTCCAACGTGGCCAGGTCGGCGGCCACATCCGCGATGGCGTTCGCGTTGGTGGTGTCGCCCGCGTCCACGTAGAACTTGCGCGCAAGCTGATCGTCCGTAGTCGGGTCCAGAGTCGGGCCAACAGGGATGCTGGAGAAGGTCTTCACACCAGCGATCGTCTGTGCTCCGGTCAGCTTGACGTTCTGAGCGTCCAGTCCGTCGACGTACGACTTGTTGGCCGCCCCGTTCGCCACGGTCGGATCGCCGCTGAGGACGAGCGGACCGGTCATGGTGTCGCCCGACAGACTGACAGACTCAGCTGCGGCCGCAGCCTCAGCAGCAGCCTGAGCCGCGTCGACGTACTGCTTCGGAGCCGCTCCGAGTGCAACCGTCGGATCTCCGAACAGCACGAGCTCGCCGCTCATGGTGTCGCCAGTGAGCGACACAGACTCTGCAGCGGCTGTCGCTTCAGCACCGGCCTGGGCTGCAGCCGCCTGAGCGTCGACGTACTGCTTGGTGGCTGCACCGAGAGCGACGCTGGGGTCTGCGTTCAGGACCAGTGGTCCAGTCATCGTGTCGCCAGAGAGCGAAACCGACTCGGCCGTCGCAGCCGCTTCTGCAGCCGCTTGAGCCGCGTCAGCAACGCTCTCTGCATACTGCTTGGTTGCAGCTCCGAGCGAGACGGAGGGATCGCCGCTCAGCACGAGCGGCCCCGTCATCGTGTCACCGCTCAGCGAGACGGACTCGGCCGCAGCGTTGGATTCTGCAGCGGCCTGCGCTGCGTCAACATACTGCTTCGTGGCGGCGGCCAGAGGGACGGTCGGGTCTCCGAAGAGGACCAGCTGTCCAGTCATGGTGTCGCCTGCCAGCGAGACGCTCTCGGCGGCTGCTGCGGCCTGAGCGGCGGCTCCGACCCCGTCGGCGTAATCCTTCGTCGCCGCTCCGAGGCCCGTTGCCGGGGCTCCGCTCAGGATGAGAGGGCCTGTCATCGTGTCGCCGGACAAACTCACCGACTCGGCTGCCGCTGCCGCCGTAGCGGCGCTCACGGCGTCCGCCTCAGCCTGATCGACGTACTGCTTGGGCGCGGCTCCCAGGGCGACCGTGGGGTTGCCAGAGAGGACGAGCTCTCCAAGCATCGTGTCGCCGGTTCGCTGCACGAAGTCGGTCGTGTCCGGAACAGCATCGTCCACATACTGCTTGGTGGCCGCTCCGAGGGCGACGACCGGGTCTCCCGACAGGATGAGAGCGCCCGTCATGGTGTCGCCCGCCTTGCGGACGAACGTCGTGTCGGGGTTGGTGATGTCGCCCGGCGTCAGGACGATCACGTCGTCGAAGCACACCGTGGGGTTGTCCTTGGTGATGTCGACATAGCGCGTCCAGCCAGGAGCGTTGGTGAACTCCGCGATCGCGGTGTAGGTCCAGCCGGTCGGAGAGATGCCGGTTGCGTCCGGCGCTACCAACGTGATGCTGAACTCGCCATGGCAGAGCTCAGCCGGGGACTCTCCACCGAAGATGAAGTCCTCGTCCGCGATCAGGTTGAGCGTTGGGGCCACGAACCTGATGTGGCCACGGATGAGTGTTCCGTCGGGCAGCGTCAGCGGCGTGCAGCTGCTGATCGTTACGGTCTCGACGCCATCGGGGATAGCCACGGCTGAGCTCCTCCAGGTGTTCTACTTCTTGTCGGTCTTCTCGTCGGTGCGGAGTGCACCCATGAGCTTCTGGCCGAGAGGAGACGCCATGAAGCGCGTCACCGTGGCCGAGATGGCGAGGACGCCCGCCACCCATCCGGCCGTCTGGGACAGCCCCAGCTGATCCACCAGCTCGGGCACCACGAGGGCGACACCGACGGCGGTCTGCAGGACGGTTCTGATGACGACCTTGTTCTTGTCACTGAGCATGTTGCCTCCTCAGGCGACGACGTCGAAGCCGTACTTGGCTCCGAGCTTCTTCAGGCTCGTCATGCCGGGGATGCCGTCGGCGTCCGAACCGGTGTAGCCGAGCCGACGCTGCCAGCCCGCGTAGGCGCTGACAGTGGTAGAACCGAACGATCCGTCGTGGGCGTAGGTCTTGGAGAGAAGCCCCTCCTTGACGAGGGCGTCCTCGACCAGGTTCGTGCCGGTCATGTAGGTGACGTGGCCCTGCGCGGCACCGGGGTCGGTCTTGGCGGCCGACACGAGACGGGACAGGTCTACCTTCGGCTTGCTCGGAGTCGGCGTCACGATGACGTCGCCGGGCTTCTTCGCGATCTGGACCTTGACGGCCTGGCGGAAGTCGTCCATGTCGAAGGTCGGGTCGATCTTGCCGGGCTGGACCTCCTTGTGGCCCGCGACCGAGCGCTCCGTCCAGCCGTGCTTGCGGCACAGACCGGCGGCCCACTTGACGGCGATGGCGTACTGCTCCTGCGGCCACGGGTCTTCGCCGTCGCCGAGATTCTCCATCTCGAGACCGTACAGCAGGTCGTTGCCGTCCATGTCGGCGTAGTCGTCGTGCGGGAGCGGCTGCTCGGCGATGAGCGCGTCGATCACGTCGGAGTCGACGAGACCGGCATGGTTCGCTCGGCCGTGGCCGATCATCCAGAGACCGGCGGTCTTGCCGAGCCAGGAGTGGCAGAGCGGACCGGGAAGGGCGGAGCTGCCGTTGTAGCAGTACTCCTTGTCGTTGTGTCCAGCGGTGTGGTGGATCAGCACGCCGTGGACAGGCCCGAAGGTCTTGCCAGTGGCCGCGTCGCGGTTGTGCGTCTTCCATCCGGAGTGCTCGAAGACCTCGATGCCCTCGGCCCGCAGGACCGTTAGGATCGCGTCTGCACTGAGCGGTGTTGCCATATCTTGCTCCCTACTTTCTCCCCCGGATTGTGTTCCGTTTCCTATCCTACCCGAACACGCCCGTCTAGGAGCATCCGAGAAAGCCGTAGAGGCCCACGTAGCGGCTCGGGGACGGGGAGCCGGTACGCGGGCCTCAAGGGCAGCCGTTCGGGCCTTACGTGGGAGCTCAGCCCTTCGGGGTTGAGCCGGGGATCAGGTTCACGATCGAGGCGATGACCGCTGCACCTGTTCCGTATCGCCAGTACTCCAGCGCTCTGATGCGACCTCGGAAGTCCGTTCGGTCCTCCTTCGTTCTCTCCAGAAGCTGGTCCACCTTCGTCTCGATCCGAGCGAGTCGTTCGGGGACCGTGTCGTCGTGCTGGGCTGTGGTCATCGCGTAGGGCTCCTTTCAGCTGACGAAAGGAATCTTATCGCTTCCAAGGAAAGCGCGTTCTTAAGGGTGCCCGGTTATCCGTTCTCGCTGATCCACTCGGCGAAGAAGTTCACCGAGCTATTGTCGCCCATCGAAGAGTTGGGCGACATGGTCTTGATGGTGCACGTGCCGTTCGACAGGATCGTGATCGAGCCGTCCCTGGTGCCGCTGCTGTCGAACGAAGTCGTCACAGTCTCACTGGGCCGCCATCCGACCGGGAGCGTGCAGCAAAGCACGTCGGGCGTGATGTTGCCTGCTGATGTGGCGGTGACCTCTGCGATGTTGGCATTGCCAGGGTCGTTGCGGAGCACGGTGACGTTGATGGTAGTGATTCCGTTTACCTTCTTGCCAAGGAAGGTCGGATTGTCGAACCTCGTGGCCGTAGTCAGGCCGGCAGTCGTCTGCTCCTCGATCGTGTTGTCGTTGAGGCGATCCTCTGTCATTCGCATACCTGCGAGCCACTGCACGATGTCCTCCTAGTTGTTCTGGCTGATCCAACCAGCGTTCAAACTGATGCTCTGTCCGAACGTCATCGTACGTGTCGCGCTCAACGTCTTGAGCGTGAGCAGGCCCGAGCTGGCGATTGTGAATCCGCCCTTGGCGATGCCTGCCAGGTCCCATGTGCCGGTGTACGTCTCATCCGGCCTCCATCCTTCCGGAAGGAATCCGGCCGTCTGATCTGCGATGTTGCCGGCAGATGTAGACGTCACATCCGAACCGCTCCAAGAGAGCGACATGGAGATCATCGTCCGACCGCTCACCTTCTGGCCAAGGAAGA